TTAGGTGTTGGTGGTATATCTGATAGTGGTGGTACAGATGACATAATGATTACTGACATCTATTTGACTTATGAATATCAAGAAATACCATTAGACATTATTACAGACACAAGCATTAGTCTTGCTCTTGATGATAGTGTTTATACAAAACTACCAGAAGTGTCTTATGACTTTCCAGCAGAAATGCCATCTACACCAGAACCAGAAGTTACACAACCTACACAAACACAAGCACCTGCACCAACTCCAACACCTACACCTGTAGCTGCACCTACTCCTACTCCAGTATCTACACCTACTACTACACTTAAATCAACACCTAAACCAGTTGCTAAAACAACAACTGCAAAAACAACAACCAAGAAGGAGAGCAAAAGTGCATCTAAAACAGAAACAAGAAAGGAATCAAGAAGTGAGGGAGTCGCTCAAGCTATTGAAACAACATCCCTTGTTGCTACTGCTGTCGGTGTTAATAACTTCTCTAACCCTGCTGAGTTTTTTAGCAATACTGGAATGGACTTTGAATCATATACTGGCGTTGACTTAGTAGAATTAATTGAATTAGAGGAAGCTGCGTTTTATGACGAACCAGATTTTTATGAGCAAGAGATTGCATTAAATGATAATATTCAACTCAATAATATAGATTTTTATAAGGAAAACAATTGGTATGGAAGCAATACTAAATTTTATTAAAGAAGCATTGGCAGGTAAGAAAATGTCTGCACAATGGATTGTTACTATTGTTGTAGCAGTATCTGGTTTTATCTGGGCAGGTATGGTAGTTTATCAAGAGTATCTAAACATGCTTGATGATGTTGCAGAAGTCAAAACATTAGCACATGAAAAAACACCAGAATATGATGATGCACCTATGAGTGGTCGAGTAACTGCAAACTCAGATGCAATTATTAAACTACAAGAACGACCTAATTTGACTAATCAAGTTAAAACTAACTCTGAGTCTATTGTTGGCATGAAAGAAAAAATAAATGCTCTAGATTCTAAAATATCAAATCTTATGAGAGATATTGAAAAAGCAGAAAACAAGATTGATAATAGAAACTCTAACCCATTAGCAATGTAATGGATAAAGAAGTAGAAATAAAAAAGATTGAAGAAGAATCTATGGAAAACTCATGGAAAGATGAGTTTATTGTTATGGTGTTTTCACTACCTGTGGTTGTTAATTTTGTAACACCTTTGTTTAGTGAAATGACAATGAAAGAAGCTTGGACTAATTTAGCAGAAGCACCAGAATGGTACACAACAATACTAACTGTTTTGGTTTTAGTTATATTTGGTATGCGTAACTTAGTTTATAAGTTGGCAGATAAGTTATTTGACACAAAAAAAAGTGGATGCAAAAAATGCCAGTAAGAAAATGTGCAAACGGAAATTATAGAATTGGTAGTGGTAAATGTATTTACACAACAAAAGCAAAAGCTATATCTGCATATAAAGCATATTTAGCTAAACAAGGCATGAAAGAAAGAAGGCAGAGAAGGTCTTGATTTTTATATTATAATGTGCTAAATCGGAGAATAGCATGACTTACAGAGAATTAATTAACGAAGTATTAATCAGATTAAGGGAAGCAACTATTCCTACTGATTGGTCTGGAAATATTAATGATAGCTCAACTGTTTCAGATTACCAAAAGTTAATTGGTTCTTTGATTAATGATTCAAAAAGAAACATTGAAACATATCATGATTGGTTAGTACTTAGAACGCCAGTTAGTGTTACTACAGTTAGTGGTACAAGAAGTTACTCATTATCTTCTGGTCAAGAAATAAAAGTACTAGATGTGGTTAATAGAACAACTGGTCGTAGATTGCAACAAGCATCTAAACAGTACATGAATGACCATATATATCCTACAGAAACAGATGGTGAGCCACTTTACTATGCATTTAATGGTGTAGATTCTAGTAATAATCTTAAAGTAGATTTTGAACCTAAACCAAATACAGCAGATACAATTACTTTTGATATTGTAAAGTATCAAGATACTCTAAAAACTTCAACAACAGAATTATCTATACCAGCACAACCAGTTATATTAGGTGCTTGGGCTAGAGCAATTGCAGAAAGAGGTGAAGATGGTGGTTTACAAGAAGGTATTGCAGCAGAAGAATTTAAGGACGCATTAAGACAAGCTATTATGATTGATGGTGGTAATACTCAATTTGAATCTGATTTTTTTGTAACAGAAACACACAGAAATTGGAATGGCTAAACAAATACAATTTAAGTCATTAGATAATATTGGTCTTAACGGATTAAACACTCAATCAAATCCAGCGTCATTAGACGCTTCTTTTTTAACTAAAGCAGAAAACATAGTTATTAGAGAATCTGGTCGTATATCTTTTCGTAAAGGATTAAAACAACAAATATTAGCAAATACATTTGGTTCTGCATCTGCACCATTGCCTATTGGTTCTTTAGTAGAATTTAATAATGGCTCAGCGTATAAATATTTTGCTGGTATTGGTACACAAGTTTATGAAATAGACTTTACAACACCAGATACACCATATACAAGTGCTTCATTGACTGGTATTACTGATGATGATTGGCAATTTATTAAGTTTAATGAAAACTTATATGCTGTACAAGCTGGTCATGCTCCACTTGAATATAACAAAACTGCTAATACATGGGATTTATTAGAAAACAACTCTTCATTTAGTGGTAGCAGTTCTTGGACTACATTTGACCCATCATGTGCATTGGGGTTTTATGGTCGTGTATGGGCTGGTGGTATTACAGAAAACGACAATGTAGTATGGTATTCAGATTTATTACTGGCAAATAAATGGGGTACATCTGGTGCTGGTTATTTAGATTTAAAAACTGTATGGGGTCAAGATATAGTAGTAGGAATTGCAGCTTTTTATGGAAAGATTGTATTTTTTGGTGAAAACAATATTGCTATATATAACAATCCTACTGACCCTAAAGGTACAGATTTTGTATTAGACGAAGTAATACGAGGTGTTGGTTGTGTATCGAGAGATACGATTGTTAATGTTGGTGATGATTTATTATTCCTATCAAAAACTGGAATGAAATCTTTATACAGAACATCACAAAAAGACAAAGTGCCATTACAAGATTTGTCTAGAAATATTACAGATACTATTATTCGTTTAATTGATGAATCAAATAATATGAAATCTGTATATGTAGAAAATGAAGGTATTGTTTTACTTACATTTGTAGACTTAAATATTACTTATGTATTTGATTTAAAACATAAAGTTGTTTCAGATTTTGGAGTTGTTCCAAGAATTACTAAATGGACATTTAACTCAGACAGAGGACCAACATGTTTTAAATACACAAACGAATACAATTTATTAATTGGTCAAACAAAAGGTTCTATTTGTACTTATGAAGGATATTACGACAAAGAATATGTAAGTGGTGGAACACACAATTCTTATTCTTATACAGGTACATTAAAAACAATATGGATTGATTTAGGTGAAGGTGTTGTTGCATCTTTGCTTAAAGAAATGAAAGCAGTTATTGAAGGTGGACAAGGTGCTACAGTTACTGTTAAGTGGTATACAGACTACTCAACTCAAGCAGCAAGTTCACAAACATTTGCATTAAATCCAATACCAAGTGGTACTACATATTTATGGGGAAGTAGCTCATCGTTATATGGTGCTGCAAAATATGCCCCATATTACGCTTTAAAAGAATACAATATACCATTATCAAGAAGTGCTAAAGTATTAGCAATTGAAATGATTGGTGTAACTGCTGGATATGTAGCATCATTACAGGATTTAAGTTTGTTATATAAACAAGGAAAAATACGATGAGTAACTACACAAGAAGGTCAAGTTATTGGCAAGGTAAAGACTCACTATCTGATTCAGACCCAGAAAAAATTATATCGGGTGATGATTTTGATGATGAATTTGAGTTAATTGAAACAGCAGTAAATACAAAAGCAAATATAAATGGAGATTCTGGAGAAGCTTTTAGTACAAGTACAGCAGCAGAAGCAAGTAATACAACAATAGCAGCAAGTACACAATATGTTACAAGAGCTATTTCAAATATTAATGCTGCTTTTGTTGCTGATTTAATTTACCCAGTTGGCAGTATTTACACAAGTACATCATCTACAAATCCTGGAACAACATTTGGTACTGGAACATGGGAAGCATTTGGTGAAGGAAAAGTTTTAGTAGGTAAAGCTTCTAGTGGAACATTTGCTACTGCTGGTTCTACTGGTGGTTCAGAAACTCATGCACTAACAGAAGCAGAAATGCCTAAGCACTATCACTTAATGCTTGGTCCAAATAGTGTTTCATCTCCGCAAGGTAGTGGTAGTGGAAGCGGTGTTTATGGTGGTGGTACACCTGATGATGGTACTCAAGCGTATGGTACTTATTCTACTGGTGGAGATGCTTCTTCTGGTGACCAAGTAACTGGAACAAGTAATGGTGATGCACACAATAATTTGCAACCATACATTGTTGTTTATATGTGGAAGCGTACTGCTTAGGAGGATATTATGGGATTATTTAGCGGAATAGCAGGAAAAGTACTAGGAACTGCAGTAGGTAGTGCTTTTGGTATGCCACAACTAGGAGGAATGATTGGTGGTGCTGTGTTTGGAGGTGGTGGTAGTAGTGGCGGTGGTTCTGCTGGTGCTGTTGGTCAAGCAACAACAGGTGCCGTAAAAGATGCTTATCAATATGCTATGCCTTGGGATGTTGCTGGAGCTTATGGTGGTTTAGATTTTGACCCACAATCACGCACAGTTGAACAATCTTTATCCCCAGAATATCAAGCTATTTACGATAGATTAATGGGTAGAGCTGGTACTTATTCCCCTATTATTGAAAAATATACTCAAGACCCAGTTGCTGCTGCAATGGGTTTATCAAAAGAAAGAAGTGCATTAAGAGAACCACAAAGAAGATTAAAACGAGAAGCTTTAGAAGCAAGATTATTTGAACAAGGTAGATTAGGTTCTACTGGTGGTGCTGGACAACAAGAAGCATTAGAAGAATCATTTGCTACACAAGACTTATTAGATGAACAACAAGCATTAACAGACATTTTGAATATTGGACAACAATATCGTACTTACGAAAGTGGTGATATAAGTGCTGGAACTAAAATTGCTGGTTTGCCTATGGAATATTCTAGTTTAGCTACTGCTGGTAAAGTAACTCCTAATCCTGCATTAGCTGGATTACAAGCCTATGGAACAGCATTACCACAAGTTTCATCTAACTTAGCATCACAACAACAAACAAATGCTAAAGTTGATTTATATAATCAATTGGCTAATAAAGCACAGCCTTATGTAACAGATTTTGTTGGTGGCTTATTTAACTCATCTGGTATTCCAGCTGATGATTACAATTACTTTGGGTATTAATTATGAGTATTTATGATTTAGGAAAAACTGCAATTGGAGCTGATGTACAGGCAGCAACTACTGATGCGGATAATTTAAGGATGATGTTTGGAATGACTCCAACTGACCCAACACGAATTAGACAAAGAGCTTTAGCAGCATTAGACTCAGAGTTTGGTTCTGCACCAAAAAATGTTAATACATATTCACAAATGGCTGCAAGAAGTGTTGAGTTAGGCGATAGAGAACTAGCCAAAACATTTCAAGATTTAGCCTCAAGTAGTGCAACTACAACTAAAAACATGGCTGAAGCTATTAAACCAAGTAAATTTCAACTAGATGCTGTAGCAAATAGATTTAAAAGTATTTATGGAACAGGTGACATTGGTCAACAGTTTGGTAAGATTGCATTGGGTAATGAAAATTTTGATTTAGCTTCAGAGGGAACTAAAGATTTCTTTACAAGTACACTTAAAAACGAAGCACAAGGTTTTTCTAATTGGTTAGGTAGTATGGGATTATCTAAAGCAGATATGCAACAAATACTTACTAATTCAGAAACATTTGATAATTATTTAGGTTTGTATGCACAGAGTGGTGGTGCTACTTCTCAAGGTATTGCTGATTTAATTAAAGCAAGTACAGTACCTCAAAGCTCTACTCTAATTAAAAGTAAAGCACCTCAACAACCTGAAAAGGAAGATGAAGGATTCTTTGATTGGTTATTTTAAAATATGGGCGTAGAATTTGTAGAAGGTGTTGGTTATTTAGCGTTTGACGATAACAAAAGTCCTGAGCAAGTTGCCGCTGAAAAACAGTACTGGCAGCAAACAACTCCACAACCTAGAGAAGAAGGCGTTATTGCTAGTCCTGTAGCAGGATTTAGCGATGTTGATTCAATTATATGGAACGCCTTTGAAGATAAATTTCTTCTAACTGATGATGAAGAAAAACGCAAGTGGTTTAAATATAACATGGAACAGTTTGGTAGTAGCATTGGTTACACAGACTCTATTGCATTAGAAAACTACTACTCTACATTAGAAAAATCTCAACCTCTTACTGAGGAAGAAAAAGAATCTCGTGCTGCAAACAACGCAACTATGCGTGAGTTTGAAAATGATATGTATGATGCTTATGATAATAAGAATCAAGACATAACAGAAGTACAAAAGAAATACGGATATACGCCAGATGATGTTGATGTTATTGATGGAATCATTGAAATGGCTAAAAATCCAGGATACACACTAGGTGCATTAGCTGGAATGGTTGTAAAAGACCCAGAGTTATTATTAATTAGTTATCTTCGCATTCCTGGAATGATAGAAAAAGGCACACAGGCTGCACTTAAAGCTCAAAAAATGGCAAAACTTGCCAAGAATGTAAAGCCTCAATACATAAAACGATTTGAAAGCATGTTAGGTCGTGGTTTAGAGGGGGCTACTTATGGTGCTGCATACGAAGGATTGCATGACTTAACATTTAAAGGTTACCTTGATGGTGATAATGTTCGTAAAGGTGCTGCAATGGGTGGTTTACTAGGTACATTCTTTGGTGCGGTAAACAAAACTGGTTATGAAACTGGTCCAAGTGTTATACAAAAGATGCTTAGCAAAAAAGCAGAATCTGATTTATCCAAAGGTCAAGGTCCAGTAAGAATGAAATATGGTGATACCATAGAAAATCTTAGAACATTTGAACCTGTTAAGAAACCTACAACCAAAGCACCAGAAACTCCTAAGGGTGGAGAAAGTTTTGGCAAGACATTTGATGATAGTGTTGCATTACCTAAAGGTTTAGACCATACAAAACGATATAACTTTTGGGAAAATAAAGTTATTGAAAACACCAAAAAGATTCGTGAAGAACAAATGATTCAGTCAAACACAGGATTAGGTGTAGCAGTAGAAACTCAAAAAGTTCTTGAAGAAAGTATTAAAAGAGCAATGGCTAAAGGTGCTGACAATCTTCAAAACAAAAACAAAGGTATGAGTCGTGAAGAAGCACTTGGTTTATCTGCTAGAAACATAGCAAAAGAAAGATTTGAAAACCCTCAATCTAAAATATTTGAAACTGAAAGAGCTAACTATCAAAACAACTGGAGTAAATTCTCTCAAGAACTAGAAAAAGGTAGGGGTAAACAGGCAAGACTTAAAGGTGAAGAAACTGAAGCACCTGCAAGTTATGAAACTGTATTTAGAGAAGAAGCATTAACGCCTCCAACTAGAGCAACTGGTATGCAAATAGGTAAAGCTGCAACAATTGGAGCTGTAGGTGGTGCTGTTTTATTTGAAGATGACCCGTTTATTGGTGCAATGTTAGGAGCATTGGCATTAGGTGGTGGTAGAGCAGTATTAAAAAGTCAAAACATTAATGCATTAAAACTTAAAAAGAAATCATACGATGTATTTGCTGATGCTAAAAAAGGTAGAGATATTATGGAAG